GACAAAAGAAATGATGGACGCTGTAAAAGACCACCCATTTACTAGCTTTGAAGATAAAGCAAAATGGCATGAGCATCTAGGATGGTTTATATGTGCCTACGACATAATTGTTGAACAGCGTACTAAACATTCCCCTAACGTGTTATAGGCACATTGTAATTAATTAAACTTTTATTTGTTTATTGCTTGAAACACTGATATGTAGAAGGATAATTGTTAAGGTAGAGGAGAAATGAAAATGAATGAGAATGAATTTTGGATTAAGTTTTGGAAAACACTAATGGCTGGATTAGTTGCAGTCATAGTCTCTATTGGTGGATGTGACACTATTCAAACCAATGAAAAATTATCTGCCATCAAAGAGATGACAAAAAACGGCGCTCATCCTATTGATGCAAGGTGTGCTTCATCATATGTGCATGGAATGTGTGATATCCGTGCTGCAATAAAGTAAAAATGATGAGAGACGATAACGTACAGCAACAAGTAGAGCAGGAAGAAGAGATGCAGCAGCGTTATGCTGAGTACATTATGAATCGTCCTGATAGCTCACGGCCAATAGGTAACGGAGATATGTTGATTAAAGCTATGGAAGATGGTTATCTCTGGGATGATTTTCTTGAATTGGTTAACGCAATGGAAAAGGAGTATGGAAATGTCAGTGCATAAAAAACTAATGGAAGCGCGTATTAAACTACAAAATACAAAGCTTACTAAGTCAGGTCATAACAAGTTTGCTGGCTATGACTATTTTGAGCTGGGAGACTTCTTGCCACAAATTCAGCAGATTTTTTCTGAACTAGGTTTATGTGGTGTAATTTCGTTTACAAAAGACGAGGCTTTATTGGCAATTTCAGACAATGATACGGATGCTAATGTTGCAATCGTTCTTAAGTGCCCTATGGCTTCTGCTCAACTTAAAGGATGCCATGACGTGCAGAACTTGGGCGCTTCCATGACATACATCAGGCGCTATCTTTGGGTGAACGCTCTGGAGATCGTGGAGCATGACGCACTGGACGCAACCATGGGTAAAGACCAAGTGAAGGCTCCTGGTGTTCACAAGCCTACCGCTAACCCATCCTTCCAACCAGATGAAGAAGAACTGAAATACCTTAATGAGATCGTGGAAGGGGTTAAGTTCTTTAAAGAAGATTACGCAGGAGCAGCAGACTTGCTGGCTGGGCATACTTTAGATGCAGATGAGAAGACATGGATTTGGGACAAGCTGGACAGCAAAGTGAGAAGTGGAATAAAACGATATAACCAAGAACTTAAAGAAAGAGAAGGTAAATAATATGGCATTCGAACAGCGTGATAACTCAGGCGTACTTTTCAAAAACGACAAAAAAGGCAATGAGAAAGCTCCAGACTACACTGGAATGGGAATGGTAGACGGATTCGAGTACAAGTTTGCAGCGTGGATTAAGGAAGGTAAGAAGGGAAAGTTTATGTCCGTAAATTTCCAGCGTAAGGATGACGAGAAAGAACACCAAAAGCCACAGCAGAGCAATCGTGATGAAGTAGATGTGGATTTGCCATTTTGATCTGGAGGATATATGGAACGTAACCGAGCAGCAGGTGGGCACGTTCCCGCCATAGCTGAAATTAAACAGGCTAGAGGCCGTATATCGCAGCGTGTAGCGGCTTCTATCGTCTATACCAATGAGCGCACATGGAGAACATACGAATTAGGAAAATCCAGGATGCACCCTTCAATGTGGGAATTGTTCCTGATAAAGGTTGACAAGGATAGATAGACCTGTTAAAGTGTGCATAACTTAGGAGACGTTATGACAATACCTGATCTGATATTTGAAATGTACTTGGGTGCTTTGTTGGGTGCTTTGATACTTTGTGGTGCAGGGTTTATTTTCTGGAGAGCATACCCTAAAGAAATGAAAGACTTGGAGTGTTCCAGATGTTTCTGCAATGAGACTTGCTCAAATATCAAAGAAGAGAAGAAGCCGTCTGGACGAAGATTTTTCGTGGAGGATTAAATGAAAACAGCAATTGCAGCAATTATGTTAATCGCATCAACCTCAGCATCGGCTGTTGACTTTGATATTTCTCTCGGCCAGACAATGTACGACAAATCAGGGAATGGTCAGTGGTGGCAGAGTGGCCTGGATAACAAGTTTCAACTGCAATCAAACTCTATCGGCTTCGGGTTCTCTGGTGATGTAACTGAAACATCACGCTGGAGAGTTGGATATATCAACCTTGGCCAGATGAGCAGCAGCGCCATCGCAACTACAGATGCAAACTATAACGGTGGAACTGGATGCATTGGCACTTGCGTAGCATCGAACGTGTTTATCGGGAAAGGTAACGTCGAAGGCATCTCCCTGACAATCGCGCCTTCCTACAGCATCGGCAAGGTTAAAGGATTTGTTGAATTTGGGGCATGGGGCTACATCCCGCACTTCAATATGGTTGTCTATGACACAAATGGCGGGGCTGGTAATACCGTTAAAGTGTGGGACAAAGATACAGACGACCACATGCAATTCGGCCCAATTCTCGGAGTTGGTGTTGAATACGAGAAAGTGCAACTTGTGGCTACTCTCTATACCACTCAGGCAAGCAATGTGCAGAGTGATACAGTACCCAATTGGGGTGATCGTACACTTAATGTTTCAGTCAGAAAGGTATTTTAATCATGGAACCACAGTGCACAACAGCAGCACAATGCCATAGAGAACTGGCAAGGGTGATGGAACAGTTTGGGATTGAAGATTCAGTAGAAGCTGTTAATAGTAATTATATTATTAATTGCGGAAATACTTTTGGGTCTCGATCCATGCCAAAGTTTTTCAGCCCAGAAGAGTGGCAATTCGCCATCGCAGAAGTAGAAGGTAAGCCAGTGTTTATTGGTGATACTGCTTCTGCGCCCGACGGCCAGCTTATTACTCTCATCGGAGTTGGGCATGATTGTAGAGTTATCTTTACTGATCGTGGGTCGTTTTACAAAAACCAAATATCATTAAATCCACCAAAGCCCAAGACCGTCATGGTTGAGATGCGGAGGGAAGTTGCAGAGTTTCTTGCGAGAGAGCAGCCAGACTACCTTCGTGATGAAATTATCGAAGCATCAAAATCCTGCGCCAAAGCACTTAGCGCTTGCGATAAGGCTGCAAACTTGAAAGAGAGTGAGTGATTATGAATAAACTGCGCGCATTGATTTACCTACCTTTTATGCCGTTTATGATTGTAATTGACCTATTAGTTGGCGACACGGTAACTGGCGTAAAAACTACTCCACTACAGAAGCTGAGAGAACATAAAAAACTGTGGCTGGCTTTATGGAAAGCAAGGGGATGATTATGACTATTACACGAGAAGACGTTAAAAACCACCTTTCATACTACGGATTGGGTGGCGCACTTCCACTTCAGCATCTGGATGAAATCACGAGTACGGTAAATCACTTCTACGAACTCGGCAGACAAGACCAGCAAGCGAATGCTGCGAATATTGCGGAGCATTTCCATTGTGAAGAAGATCATCTGCATGTGTGCCATGAATGTGATGGGTTTGGAATGCACCCATGATTACAGCAGAATCAATCCGCAACAACACTGGAGAATTGAAATGAGCCAAGGCAATAAAGACGCAGCACTGGAACTGGCGAAGGAATGTAGAGCGGAACGCTTTAATATAGGTCTTGATTACCACGAATGGCGAACTCAATTCACTGATAACCAGCTAGAGGCTAACTACAACGCCGCACGAAAGCCGCTGGAAGAAGAGCGCGATAAAGCTATCAAGCGTTCCCAAACATATTTCACTGAAATGTGCGATGTAATTGAAAAGCACGATAAACAATATCAGCAACTCCTCATCACGCAGGAAGCGTATCAGAGAGTGGTAGAGGCGTTACAGGATAGCAATGGTATCCTTGCATGGATTCCTAGATCAGACGCATCTGGGCAGGTTATCAAGAATGAACTAGCCCTCGCCAACCCACCCAGCCTAGAAGCTCTGGAGAAGCATGACCAGAATATGAAAGTGGCCGCCCTTGGTGAAGCGTGGGTGCTGTGGGAGTTGGATTTATTACTCGAAGAACGTAAAGCCAAACTGGAGAAGCTATAATGGGAGAATACGCTGACGAGTATCTGCGACAAGAAATAAAAACAAAGTTTGGCTTTGATATTGACGATCTTGCTAGGGCTGAACTCGATAGTGGAAAGAGTCAGTGTGCAATATGCAAGCGATGGTTTAAAGGGCTGCAAGACCACATGAGAGATGCACACAAGGATAAACGGGAGAAGATGAAATGAGTGAACAACATCTAAAACGATGGGATGAATGGAGAAAGCACATTGCAGAAGGTGGCGATGCTTCGTGGCCTCGTGATGACTTTGAAGTGATGATTAACAATTTCGAATCCGATATATCCGAACTCACCGAGAAGCTGGCAGCAGCGGAGGCGCAAATTAAGGTACTTAAAAACATCAAAGATTGTAGGTGTGTATGCGGTTTCGATGGCCCCAATATTCTTTGCACTTACCACAAAGAAGAATATGCCAAAGAGCGCCAAGCTGGGCGGAATGAAGTGTTGAAGGAGCTGAGTGAGCAGACCCCATATTGCTGGAGAGCTATTGGTGGAACGATTTGGAATAGTAAAACTTGTGAAGATGATGTACCACTAATCATCCGCCCACAACCACCGAAGGAAAAATTATGAAATGGCACTATGACGAACAACCCAAAGAATCTGGATGGTATATCAGAGACTACCGGAAAGTGAATATTGGATTTAATGCTGATCCATTTTCTGTAGATGAATATGTGATACATGAGGTAGGTAGATTTTGGTATGTATCCGACGAGAAAAACGATGCACGATTCACTAATCTTCCGTGGGCAAAGATTAAGGACTACAAATGACCATCGCTCAACAATGCAGAGAACGACTAAAGCAAATACATGAATCAGGCGAGACAAAATTCACTTGCTACGACTTATTGAGCAAGTTTAGCAGCAAGAAAGAATTATCAGGAATTCACTCGTTTATCAGTGATCGCTGTAATACGGGTGAAATTGCTCCGATTATGGATGGTGAAGAACCGAAGAAAGTAAAGCCAGCCAATACTCCAGCATTTATCCACTCTAAAACACTGGTCAGGGTTTATGAGTTTAAGAGTTACGGCTTCCCTGATAAAAAGAGAATCAAGAAAATAGAAAACTCACAACGAGCAAAGAAAGCAAAGATTAAGGAAGTAGCAATTAGTAACACTCAGAGAGTATGGGGAGATGTATGGCCGGAGTTGTTTGTTAACCCGTACCCGAAAAATATGGAGCCGTCTATTTGTCATATGGGAGATTGATATGGAAGATATTACTTGTGAAGGATGCGCTTGTGAACAAGACAAAGAACGTGAAAGAGAGCATATCCACATTGCGCTCGTCGTGTTTTTTACAGCAGCAGCACTAGGGTTGATCTGCGGGACATTGAGTGTTTTACTTCTGCTATGGGTGACAAAATGAAAATTATCTGCATTGGTTATATATTATTTTGGGTTGGAATTGGATTTGGATCAATTGGCTCAATTCCTACAAACTGTGAGGCATTTGACTGGAAAATGCCATTGGTATTAGCAATATTTCTCGCTCCAGCAGCAATATCTGGATACTTTGCAGGGAAGGTGGATGCAGAAAATGACCGAATCAACCAATGACTATTCAGAGATCACCTGTGATCTGAACAAGCGAGTGACTATCCTGATTAACACTTTAGAGCGTAAAGCCTATGCAGAAGCGTTACATATGACTTTAAAATTGATGGGTGATTTGATGAAATTGAATATTTGGCTTTCTAGGAAGATAACGTGATATGCAAACCATGCACCTATTCGCAGGAGCAGGAGGGGGACTTCTCGCTGACCTCATACTCGGCCACAGACCAATCATTGCAGTCGAGTGGGACAAATACGCATGCTCAGTCCTTAGAGAACGAGCAGCAGATGGATGGTTCCCAGGACTGTCAGTGTACGAGGGAGACGTTAGGCTGTTCGATCCATCCGAATACAAGGGACGAGTGGATTGCATCCATGCAGGCTTCCCATGCCAGGATATTAGCTTTGCAGGAAAGCAAGCTGGCGTTGGCGAAGAAACACGAAGCGGCTTGTATCGGGAAGTCCTCCGCATCGCTGACGTGGTTAGACCAAGAGAACTCTACTTGGAAAACGTCTCAGCAATCCTTTCTAACGGATTGGGAACTGTTCTCGCAGACCTTTCCGAGAGGGGGTATTCTGCACGATGGATATGTTTACGAGCTTCCGATGTTGGCGCAAATCATGGACGGGACAGATGGTGGTTGCTTGCAAGACGCATTCCTGACTCCTTGCGCAATGGATGCAAACCCAAGGACGGGCGGGGAGTTGTACCAGACCTCAACGGGATCAATACGAGCTCGCAATCTGAACGGGACAACAAGCAACAGAGGATTGAGTTCACAAGTGACATGGGCAACACCGAACACGATGGACATCCTACCTCCAAAATCACCGGAAGCACTACACAGGGAAATGACAGTAACACGCAAGGGCAGGAGCAAGCCGAGCAACCTACGCGACCAAGTTATCAACATGAAGAATTGGCCTACTCCTGCTACACGGGATTACAAGGGTGCAAGATTACCGGAAACAATGGAGAAAACAGGAAGGAATCCAGATACCAACAGCCTTCCAGATGCAGTTCGGGAAACGAGTGGAATGAGACTGAATCCCTCGTGGGTAGAGTGGCTAATGATGTGGCCGATAGGGTGGGTAAACTTAAAGCGTTAGGAAACGGACAAGTCCCGCTACAAGCAGCAGTTGCTTATTCAATGTTGAGCGAATTATTTAACACATGACTTCTTGCATGACCTGTAAGTGGTAACCAGGCTAGTGTAAGAGCGTGTAGTTGCGCCGAATGAAGAATCTTCAGGGGGATATATCTCAGGGCATTCTACAGTTGAAAGTGCAACTGAGGGGCATGTAGGCACTTCTACAGATGCTTGTCCATGCTCATAGCTTCCCCACATCAACAGTCCGATAATAGCGAGTTCGATCATTTGAAAAGTTCCAATATAGATTGATAAACTTCGGGAGTGTGTTTGCAATCTTGGTAAACAGGGTCGTGGTAGGTATGTTCTACCACTTTATTGTAGATCGTGGTGTTCTTGATCTGGATTTTGGCTATTTCAGCAGCAGCAGATTCTTGAGCCTTGATAGCTAGTTTAAGCATCTTAGCGTCTTGGCTTTCTTCATACCATCCACGAACGAACCATCCAGTAGCTAATAATCCGATAACTAGTAGTATCCCTGCTATCAGGCGTGTGTTCATTTTTCCTCTACCGCATATTTCAGAGCCAAAGCAGCCATCAACCCAGCTATAGCTATGCCGTATCCCTGGAAGTCAGGTGAACCTAGTTTAATGAAGTTATATGTCACCGCTACAGTTCCACAAATACCAGCGAGTTTAGTAAGCGAATAACTCACTCCATCCCGTGCTGTGAACAGATGGATTAAAATCTCGTTTATCTTATTCATTGTCTAACTCCTGAAAAAGTACCATGCTCATTTATCGTGAATATTTTCCTGTCAGTACCTGGTTGGATATGTATCCACGAATCGAATTCGTACAGTAGTTTACCAAACTGAACATCACTTGCTATCAAAGCATTTGCTATCTCTACCGGACTGCCGAACTCAGGACATACGAAATCTACTGCCAGAGCCTGCAAGTGCTGAGAGGTTGGCTTGCCACCTACTAATTTATTGATAGCTGGAGAGCGATAGCACGAGTGAATCTGTATCGGTTTATTAAGCAGCGAGCGTACAGTTTCCATCATTTCCGCACATAGCTTTATGTTTGGCATAACATTGGCTGGCGGTGTGTTGTCCAGTCCTTTCCTTGCACCCTCGAAGCTCCGAGTCATCTCTTCGTAGGTGAAGTTCTTTGTTAAATTCATTTTTTATTTTCCTGAAAAATTCTACGCTTGCTTGTTCAAAATCACTTATCTGCTTTCCCATCCAACTTGCCTTCTATCCTGTCCAATTTAGCGAATATCGCCTGTCCCAATCTATCAAGTTCATCGCGTTTAACATACGTCCCAGCCACAAGAACTTCTATTGCCTGAACTTTAGATGTTAGTGATGCATCTGCTTCATGTAATGTTTTAAGGGAATCTCTGAGATTATTCATAACCCACCCACCAAGGAATGCTGTTAGTCCTGCTGCTATGTTGAATCCGACCTGAAAATCCACTTTTACCCCCTTATTATCTTCTACCTTCTACCATATTACTGCTTGCACCTGAGCAACCGTTGTTGCGGCCTGAACTTGGGCAGTGAGTAGTTTTCTACGCCCCACTACAGCACCGGACGCAGCTGTGTATGCTGCTGCCTTTTGAAGAACGATAGGAGCTAGTGCAGCTACCGTTGAACCCATTGCTGTAGCAATAGCCGAGAGCGTCGGAGCCGGAGCCAATGGGTTAGCAGTAAATGCTGTAGCTTCTGCGTACTGATTTGGCCAAGTATCAACTTCTTGCTTGGGGTACGGCGCAGTGATAGCGGAGAAAGCGGCATCGGCAGCAGCATTTATAATAGATAACTGCAATTCCTTTGCGCTAGTTAATGGCGTGCTCGCAGGAATTACCGCATTCCACACAGTCCCTGAAAACACCAATTTATACCCTGCCGGGATATCCATAGTAGCTGGAGCTATCAGCGTGGAATTCACGGGCATGGCTGAATTTTCTGGGTCATAGTAACTATAAACAAATTCCTTAGTTACTGGGTCATATACATAAACCAATCTAGTGTTATCAGGCATCTGCATTATCTTAACTCCCAAATTGATACACTGCCCCAATTGCTAAATGTTAGCGTATAAGTCTCTCCATCGGGTATTTCCACGGTATTGGTATCCCAATAATACAAAGCTGGGGCTCCGCCAGGTGACTGAATGCCTAAATAAACAAATGTGCCATCTGAGAATGTAATAGTGGCACTTCCGCTGTTTGTTGTCTGAACTCCCGTACAGCACAGCTTAATAGGCCTTCCGGTATCATTGTAAAATGGCACACCGCCCGGTCTGGTAACCGCTCGCCACCTTTGTACTCTTCCATATACTCGATCGTCCCCACTAGGGAGTCTGCGCAAAAAGTTGGATGTATCATAGTTTGGCGCTTCTGGAATTGGCAATCCCGGTATCCCGTGCATGATTAATAATCTCCTGCATCTGGGCAATTAATTGCATGACCCGCTGCTACAGCGGTTCCTATTGTATAGTTGATCTTGTACCCCGGCTTTAAGACAATACCAATTGGAACATCCACTGCAACAGAAGCTGCAACTTGGCTTAACGTATTCGATGCTATAGTGGCTTCCGCTGCTAATACGTTATTTCCAGGTATGGTATTGGAACTGCCGTTATTGATAAAAAACCGCATTACTGTTGCGACGTTCGTTCCTAGATGCTCTACTCGAATTCGATTAACACGAGAACCGTTAGCGCCCGCTGTGAAGATAGTTCCTACCGTGCCTGTGCCATCCATTGCGGTATTGGCAGCGGTAATTGCAGTAGGGTTCCAACTTGTTGCTGGGGCGATTGGGCTGATTGGGTTTGTATTTGCGGCCATTTGCTTCTCCTTTATAGCGCCTCACGGCGTTGATAATTTGATTTAAAACGTCGGAAAAAATTGCTTCACAAAAAATGGAACTGTGGGCGGAACGATGATATTCGCATGTAAAATTCCATCATTCCCGATATATGCAACCTCTACCGGAATTGTTGATCCATTGGGAGTAACACTCACCGACCATCTGCCGGGAGATGAAGTGTCAGAAATAGCCCCTGTTGTATCAGCAGAAAATGATTCACTACCAAATAGTTTATAGTTACTCCCAGCCCATCCAGCAGCATACGTAGAAAACACTCTTTGACCTGCCGTCACATCAGTATGTGATGTTGTATTTGAGTTTGATCTGGCCCCTACAATTAATGGCTCAAGCGTAGTTGAATGCCTATGCAGGATAGTTTGAGCATAGTTAGTGCCATTAATATCGCTGACTTTGAATGTGGAATTGTAAACAACTCCACTAATATTTATTCCCGTTCCTTCTGTGCCTTGATTGCCTACCGAAAGACCTTCAGCAGTAGTAGTTCCAGTTAGCGCCAGGTTGTTGTAAGTCGCACCGACATAATCTACAGGATAGCCAGTTACCTGAACATCAGCCGCATTTGTGACATTGATCTTGAAATAACCATCTGTCCAGATGGCCGCCTCACCCTTCGCATTAAGAATGACGGGGTTGGAGTTGGGGACTGTTCCAGTATAATCCGTAAAAGAGTTTTTCGGCGTGGTAGTGCCTGCTTCGTAAATATAGACCTTACCTCCTGCCAATAACGATCCGTCATTGTCATAGAAGCGGTGGCGAATCATTTGTAGTAAAGCCATTTAAACCCCCTGCGGTTTGTTTATACCTAAATCAGTTCCAGATATTACTCCTGTTGGACTGATTTTAATTCGCCAGTAATGTCCGGCACTGTCTTTTAATACTACACCTCTTGATGTGTTATCAATTACCACATCTCCCTCGGTTTCTATATTCCTGAATCCTGAAAATATAGAATTAAACCACTTTAACCACGGGCCTGAGTTAGGCTGTTCGTTTACTGGAGGAGGGGAGATCATTGATTAGCACCCATTCCGCCATACAGTAATGCCCTTGCTAGAGCATTCGTTCTATCTTGCTCTGCTAGTGGGGTTAGACCTCTGCCTACTTGTCCAGCTTTTAATGCTATTTCTCCCATTAATCTTGGTGATTGGCCTGCTAATATCGGAACAGCTAATGCAGGGCCGCCGAGTGCATATCCGCCCATGCCTAAACCACCAGCAACAGCACCACCTAAACCCCTAGGTGTGATTGTATTAAGGGCTTGCCCAGCTAATGCTGGGAGTATTTCATTGCCACCTTGCGACTCTAAACTTTTGGCAAGCTCTAATCGTTTTCCATAGTTTGTATTTACGTTATTTCTCATCAAACTTTGCAATTTCCGCATGGCAGTATCTTGGGACGCTTTGTTACCTAGAGATAGTGCTTTTTCAATCTCTTTTATCTGTTCAGATGCGTCAGAGTATTGCTTCATTGTCTTTGCATACACGGGTGCTTGTTTGGTTATTTCATTTTTGATTGAGTTATAGATATTCGTTCCAACCATTCTAGCGGTTTTTTCTTCAAACGGGATCGACTCAACAATTCCACCAATACTCTGTTTTAATGCGTCCAATCCTTCTGGAGTGTGAAATTCAGCAGGGTTTAATTCTTTCCAATCCCCTACAGCATCAGAAATCTTTTTCAGAACGTCCGCGCCCTTAGCGTTTTTAATCTGGCCTTTGAATGTCACTTGGTTATATGCTTTTGCAATGTCTTCACCAATAGGATCAAGGCTAAGAATGGTTTTGTCAGATTTTACTCCTGCCATATTCGCCCGATATTCCGATGCCTTAGCAGCAGCCATATTCTGCAAGTTCTGTTTTGCAGTTGCTAAAACATCATCGACAGGAACATTTCCGCGCATGTTTTCTATGAATGATGCTTGTGCTTCTCCACCTCTTAACCCAGCTTTAGCAGCCTGGCGGATTGGTTCGCCACCAGTATGAGTGCCTAATGTTCCAATTACATCAGCAATCTTCCCACCCAGTTTAGGCGCTAATTGAGCTATTGCAGTAGGGGATAGAGCGCCAATCACGCCAGCCGCCATCTGCGCACGTTCATCACCGCCAGCCTGCCTAACAATCTCAGGTGCTACAGCTCCGGTTATACCAGATGCACTCTGAGCAACAGGGCTAGCAGATAATGCAGACCCCATAGCACCAATAGCCCTTGGGGCATTTGCCAATGCGCTTCCTAACCCTGTCATTGACCCAGCTCCAACCAATCCCCTCATGCCAGCACCAGCAAGACGCTCTGTGCCTGTATCTGGCTCAGGAAGTCCTACAGATGTTGCCAATTCAGGATAAACCGACGAAGCCTTGCGAATTGCACCACCTGTCATTGCAGATAATGGGTTTTGCACAATCCCTATCACGTCACCAGCGCCTTCAATTCCAGCCCTCGCAGCAAGACCTGCGCTTCTTGCTATTTGACTAGCCTTAAACCGCTCTAGGAGGGTTTGGGGCTTTGCTGATTCTTGGGGCTGTTGAACAGGTTGCGCACCTTTTGCAGACAAATAAGCGTCAGGGTCAAAGACACCACTAGCCTGCGCTGGTTGTGTCTTTTCAGCTAGATAAGCATCTGGATCAAAGGCCATTATTTAACCCCATTTACTCTCAATATTGCGGCTGATCTTGGATCATTTGGATTAGCTTTTGCCCATGTTACAGCAGCATTATCTTGCGGGTGTGACTGTTCATTAAGTTTTGTACTCTCAAATTTTGAAGCCGCTGGCCCAGCACCGACCTTAAATCCCTCTATTACCAATTCTCTGTTTTTCCTTTTTTGTTCTATTACAGCCTTACTATCTCCAGGTTGAGGGAAATATTGTTTTTGTGCATTCTGAAATTCGGATTTTGCAATAGACGCACCAGATTCTTGTCGTAATGTTGCATTTACAAAGTCTCTTTGTGCCTGCATTACATTTTGATCTTTTTCACTTAAATTTATATTGGCAAGTGCATTTAACCCTGGTACATTCTCAACGGCCATCGCTGTATTAACAGCCATAGGGCTATATTTATCCCCAATTTCGTCTAGTATTTTATGTGAATTCTGGGCTCTTGTTCCAAACATAAACGCCTTTGTTTGCCCTTCTGTTAATGCCTTTTCTGGTGCCGATTTCCCTTTCAATCCAATATCTCTTGTTTCACCTGTTTTTGGATTTACTTGTATCAAGTTCCCAGCAGCATCTGTTTTAGTTTCCCAATTTGGATTACCGATTGAAACTAAACTAGCTGGAGGCTGCGCTTTCATTGGCTTTCCTTGAGCTATAACAGGAGTTGCCTCTCCTGTTAGTTCATTAACTATATGAACAGTCCCCGTATTATCAACTTGAATTTTTTTCCCTGCTGCGCCTTTTTCAAATTGAGCTTTTAATGCCTCTTTCTCATATTCTTGTGGATTAGCATGATACATAGCACGAGATTGCAAATCCTTAATATCCGTGGCTTTTGAGAGGTCGCTCGCCAGCCATGTCAAGTGACTAGGATCAATCCCAACTTGGGGGGCAATTTTTGCATGCTTCTCAATAATCCCCGCCATATTCTCAGGACTTTGTGCAATCTCACGACTTACACCTTGCATATATTGGGCTTCTTTTGCTCGCTTTTGCTCGGCCAATTGTTGTGGGTACATCGCCGCTTCTTGTTTTGCTTTCTCAATCTGCAATCCACCTAGTTCTTGTTGCTGGGCGAGTTGGGCTAGACGGTTTTTTCTCTCTTGACCGCTAGCATATGCCTCACCAATCCCTGCTAGACCTTGCTGTAGACCTTTGGTATCGAGTAACCCGTAGATTGATGCGTCAATAGCCATTTAAGCCCCCAACATCGCATAATTGACTGCGTAGTAATTCCCGACCCTCACCACGGCTTCTGGCATTACTTCCATGACCTCATCAGCCATTACTCCAGTGGCAGGCTGTCCCCATTCTGCTAAGTGAGCGTGTTCAATCGGGAAGTCATCAGGCATGGATTTATACTTCCATGAGTACATGCCTATTCCAGATTCATGCGTTCCAATACGGGTAATGTCAGTTTTTAGTCTACGATCGGAAAGTATGTTTGTGCCCATTTGAACCAACCCAAGCAAACCTGATTGTCGAGCATTAGCGCCAGCCATCCCCGCAGCACCTTGGGCGTTCGCATTCTGAGTCCATAAGTTACTCATGTTTTGAGCGTTCTGGTTGCCCATTTGGGCTTGGTTAAGGGCCGTCCCCTGCCCCATTGTTGAAAGACCAGCAAGCCTATTTAATCGGTTTTCGTATTCATTGGATGCGTAGTCTTGGCCGTATTGAGTAGCGGCATTCATAGCTTTACCCGCACCCATTCCACCACGCGCAGCCAGTCCTGCATTTAGTCCGCGCTGACCTTGGGCTAGACGGAATTGGTAACCAGGTGATGATTGAAGCTCCCGCATTGCAGATGATGGGTCACCATTCAGCCCAAGTGCCTCCTGATACTTACCTAGACCAGTTCGTCCAGCAGCCAACCAAGGGGCCATATCCTCGCGGCCTAAGTCAAATTGCCTGCGTGTTTCTGCTGTTGCTTTGTCAGTTGCAGCACCTTGAAGGGCGGCAGCATTAGCAGCAGCTTTCTCCCCAGTTCGTCCGGTTAGGTCACTAAACATGCCTCCGGTTGCTTGATCTATAACGCTTCCCATTTATAGCTCCTTTGCGAAATACAGCATATTTCCGTTCGCATGTGAAAACTCAAAACCATCTGCAAGTATCGCTTTCATTGAAACTGTAACTCCATTAGCGATAGTGCTTACACTTCCGGTCAATCTCTTCGCTCCATCAGCCTTGGCTATCTCTGCAACTTGTCTAGACAACTCTTTAGCTAGGCCAGATTTACGAAATTCTTTTTCCACAAAAATATCACGAAGATAATAAGTTTCATCATCTACCTTAATGTAAGTAGCGAAGCCATGATCCGACTCAATAATGCTGAATCCTTCGCGTTCTTCGATATATTGTGCGTATAAGCTCATTTGTACGTTCGTTCTATTTTACTCTAAATATGCGTTAAGAAACACTATTTTCGCATTTGCAGTGCTAGATATTTCATAAATTCTTGCTGGGCCTTTGGTCATTCCCAATCGGTTCCAGATTACCCGTTTAAAGTATTGGCCTACTGCACCTAACCCACGGACAAGATAATCGCTCCATGTATGCCCGCCATTATCAGACCATCTCAGCATCACATCGGGTTCAGTTCCACCAATTACACCCGTTCCAAACTCAGCTTCTAGCGTCAATTTCCGATGAATTGTGCGCTGCATTTCAGAATCAACAGATTTAAAACTCCTAAGCACTTTTAGATAGTTCGTGCCACTCATAAATGTATTCACATCTAAACTGTAAAGATTGCTTGTTGTGGTATCAGTTACATAATGCTTCCCGCCAATGAATAAAATATCTCTCGGCTCCCACATACCAAAAGCGTTATTTATAAAACTAGCTCTCTCATGCCATAGGTTTGTATTTGCATCAAATACGAAAGTCTTATTCCCAGTTGGGAAGGTTAAAACGTAGAAGTGATGGCCTTCTGCCTGGTACACAAACGCTCTAGCATCGGCTGTATAGCTCATCTTCTCTATAGCTTGTTCTATTCCGTAATTCGATATCCTAACCGGAGTATAGCCATTCAATCTATAAACGATCACATGCCCTTCTCTTGTTTGTCCAAGCCAAAAGACGGAGTTATCCATAATCTTTATCGAGAAAGGTGCCTGGCACCCAACCTCAAAAATTCCTGAAAGGTTACGCACAAATGGGCTTGGGATAGTCCCAGAATCATAGAATACCTCTGCACTTGTCTCACAGAATACGATCATTTCATTGTGTGAGTTAACCTGGCCTATTACATAATCAGGATTTGAATCTACCGTCTGAACATTGAGCGCATCCCAATAATCACCCGCTAAAGGTTCTGAGACATAGAAATTCTGGGTATTCGGATCACATGCTACAAATCTACCATTCATGTAAGAAACAGTTTTGCAGCCCTCTGGGAAGCCGTACCCTGTCGTCGTTAGGGTATGTATACCAGACTGCGTTCCACTGGTTGCAACAGGAGTGCCGTTATTCGTAAGCGATACTTTGAACGTATTAACAGTTAATCCACTTGCTATTACAAAATAAGGAGTATTGGTCAAAAGACCAGTAGGCAATGCGCCTGTTGTGGAGATTAAGAATCTATCCCCAGCAACAAGCCCATGTGCGGCCTTTGTGAAAACTGCTTGAGTATCAAGCGTAACTGTGAACGTTCCGGTAGATACTTTAATCTTTAGCAGAGCGTTTGTGGCAAGTGTAAATATCCATCCATCTACACCAGAGACTAAGATCACCTCCAATCCGTTATCCGAAAATGAATAGTTGCCTGCCGTTACCGTTCCCCGCAGGGTTGAGGTTAAATCATTGTTCAACTCATATAAAGTTTGATAGGCAACATAAAAAGATCGACCTGTTGAAGTCCTGTAAGCTCCATTGCTATTGCCAGATAAAACGGCTTCTTGTTTAAGACCTTCAATCTTGTAAAATCCAGTAATTGAGCCGTCATTATTAGTGGTTGGGAATAGATTTATACATTGATTGTCAGAGAGATTTAATGATCTCTGAACATCACTTCCACCAATAAAACCAGTTAACTTCATTGCATCGCCTTTTCTGCTAGTTTGTTTTTTCTTACGCCTTCGCTGGCCAACTTTTGTGCAGTCTTCACAGGGATATTCACTTTCTTTGCAAATGCTGGATCATGTGCAGCAGCACGGAATAGAGCATTCTGTTTGGCTGACCAAGGCATCAATATCCACCCAAGAAAGCAGCCAAACTACCACCATGTCGATTCACAAGATTAGAATCAATGGTCATGGTAGGAACAACGTTATTTGTATCTCTGATATAAGCCCATGCATCCTTGGCAGCCGATACCGTGCGTGGATTTAAAATGCTGGCTGGATATTGAGGATGGATATTCACCGCAAGGGCTTTAATCAGAAACTCCTCATACCCAGGAGGAAGGGCTAAAGCTGTCCCCTGATTAGCGAATGTAACCACGTTATTCAGCACTCTCATATTTAAAGTGCATCCCGTAGCCAAAGGCCACACATGAACTATCGCATTCGGGAAACGCGCTTCATAATAAACAGCAGTCGTATTCGCGCCTTGTGCGCCCTTGTAGATAATTGAATCCCATTTCTGATTGTCAATCACTGTTACAGGATATGTAATTCCATTTCTATCTACTGTTGCGGTATCAATTCTAATTGGCCTCGTAGCGATTACGTCACCTGTTGGGCCAATAGTAAAGGAGGATTCTCCAGTTAAATTGCGGGTTTCTGTTGAAGCGTAAAACGCGAACGCCTGATCGTTGCTCATCTTGTCAGCAAGTCTATTCAGGGCGCGGAAGGCATCATCTGCCATTGTGCCGGAAGGTGTTTCACCCTCGGCTATTACTCCGATCTCTTTTAGAGCATCGGTTATTACAGTGTAAGCAGTCGCCATCGCAACTCCTCTAAATTAGGACTCCCCAGCGCTTCACAGCGTTAGGGGAGGTAAAACTTACATATACAGTTGAGCTACACAACCTACAGCAGTGGTAAATGTAGTTGGTACTGTAATTGTTGCAGGCACGGTTCCAAATACACCAGCGATAACCGAAGCCATCACGTTAGCACCGTTAGCGGCTACGAACTTGTTAGTTGTAGCTGTGCCGCCGTTCGATTGAACAGCGATAAAGTAACGCCCTGGTGCCAATGTAA